GCTGAGGACCTTAACAGGGTTCTCGGCGATGATTTCGATATCTCCTTCGTCTGGGAGTTGACCCCATGGTCATGGCTGATCGACTGGTTCTCTAATGTAGGATCAGTGCTCGAGAACATCTCTGATCTCGGGCTGAACCACACTCTCCTGAACTACGCGTACTCCACTCTCCGCCGCGAGGCGAGATGTGTAATGCGCGCAGATCCCTGGACCAAGAGCGTACCTACTGGAATCGGTGTGATTAGTCACACCGGCTCCACTACAGTAAGCACCTTGGACCAGAAGATAAGGCGAGTGGCCTCCCCCTTCGGGTTTGGCGTTAGCCTCGATTTGCTAAACGCAAATCAATGGGCTATCCTGGTCGCACTGGGCCTAGCCCAGGCGCGATGAGCACAACTGAACACCAATTCAACAACAATTGAACAGGAGAACACTGTGGCATTCGCAGATCCTCAGTCTGTCACCATCGGAACGACGCCTGGCGCCGTTTCGCTTCCTCGTGTCAACACTGGCTCGGACGTTGGAAAGTTTTCCAACTACGACGCCAAGGTTGATCTGGAAGTTTCGACCGCCTACGGCAAGCGGTCGCGCCACGTGGCGCGACTTACCTACCGTAAGGTCGTCACGGATCCGCTGGTCTCGACGACGAATGTTGTCGCATCGGGAACAGTCACCATGACGATTGATGTGCCTCCCTCGGGATTCTCTGCTCTTGAGCAGAAGGATCTCGCAAAGGCACTCATCGGTCACCTCACCGCATCCTCTGATGCACAGCTGATCAAGCTGATCGCAGGGGAGAACTGATGAATGAAACCGTTCTTGTGCTCACCTTGATGTCCCTCACGGGATGTCTCGGTGTCACACTCGGTCTCGTCGTCGGTTTTTCTCGAACCCGCGAGGTGAAGGGGTAACAGGCCAAGGTCTACGAGGTCGCGACTGGATGCACTAACTCTCAGAAAGGAGCAGCGCATGAAAAGCCAGTTCGATCTCCACGCAGCCGTACTGACTGATCAGCTACGGTTGCTAGGCCTTGACGCCTCTCGAGATCTCGCTACATTGAGATCTCACGTCGAAACAGGTGGGGATTCATTCCTCACCATCACCCTTCCTGAGCTGGGGGCTGTTCTTGAACAGTCCCTGGCCAGGGAGGCTCTTGTCCATAATGGAACTCCGCTCACGAGCAGGAGATCCAAAAAGGACATCAGACCGTTTTTCTTGCACGGTCTGTGGAGCATGGTGTTCGACGAAAGGGGCGTTCTCTTGGCACATCCCGACACAGATGCCATTCGCGCTATCCGGCAGATCTCGTATCTGCACGGGAAGCTGAAGAAGCTACCTACCCAGGATAAGGTAGATAGCGCGCTACGGCAATTTGTGTCCACGGATGAATCCATATCTGACACGACTATACCTTCTGAAC